GGAAGGCAAGTAGGATAGTGGTTGACCAGAATGGCATGGGAGAACGGATGCTTGAGGATTTCACCGAACTTGGTAGTTTAGTCAGGGGAGAGATGTTCACCGCACCTTTTAAAGACAGGATAATCTCAAACTTGCTGGTGCTGATGCAGGACGGAAAGATTAAGATTCCGAGGAATGAGAAACTCATGCAGCAGATGCATGCATTGAAAAAGACAGTGACTACCACCGTTGTCAGATACGCACACCCTGAAACCGGAAGGATACAGCATGATGATTTCGTATGGGCACTGGCTCTGGCTGTATATGAAGGTGCAGCAAGCGGAGTCGGCGGCGGTCCGGTGATTCTGGATACTAAACTGCTTGTGGTCGATGAGCAGAGTCTTGATGACTATACACCAATCGGAGAATACTGATATAAATAACCAAACATCGGAGATATTAGTATGGGAAAACTCACTGATAGCATAAAGAACATTCTGCTCTCCCCTGAACCAGTGAAAAGAGGCTATCAACTGCAAGGTTGGGAAATACCGAGAAATTTCATAAAGGAGCAGGGAAAAGTCGACTTTGACGATACCAAGTGGAATTCCGACACTCTGGGTGTCAAGGACAAGGAACTTGCAAAAAAGATAAAGAGAGTGCCATATAACTATGATTTATTCCTCGTCTGCTACAAGAACATACCGAAAGTGTTCAGAGCCATCAACACACGGGCTAATTTTGCGATACAGTCCGGTTGCAGGCTGATTGGCGAAGATTCAGATGTGGAGAGGATTGACAAGTGGGAACGGAAGATACATTTCGACAACAGCAAGATACAGATAGCAAAGGAGATGCTTCTGTTCGGAAACGTCTTTATTCAGCCAGTGGGAAAGAACGATGCGCTTGAACTGAAATTCCTTCCGGTTTCCACTATGAGAGTGGTGAGGGAGAATACTGGGCAGATAGTCGGCTATGTGCAGATTTTTGACAGGAAGCTCATCGCCCAGTGGGGTCCGGATGAGATAATTCACATCAAGTGGAATTCGATAGGTATTGATGCTTATGGGATACCTGAACTCAGATGTCTGGTAGATTCGCTGGATGCGAAACTGGACAATGAGGCACTGATACCGAAGATAATCAAATACAACCTTGAACCGAGGGTTATCATAAAAGCGGGTTCACCCGATAAACCATACAGTGATGCCCAGATTTCAAACTTCAAAAGCAAACTACAGGAGAGGGTAGCCGGTGGGGATATGATTGTACCCGGAGATATAAGCATAGATATAATACAGGCAATGCAGGGCGGGACGGCATCGGCGGCTGCTTTGATAGAGCATATAGAGAGTCAGATAAACACCGGACTCAACCTGCCGCAGATACTGATTGAAGGAAGGTCTGATGCTCAGGGTTCCATGATACAGATGGATGCACTGGAAAGGGATGTCAAAACAATTCAGGATGTCATGGGACTGGCTATAGAACGGTATATATATACAAGGTTACTGGGTAAGGATGACGTGCCGACTATCGTTTGGAACCCTATGAACATCGAGACAGCTTTGAGGGAATCCAGAACATTGAGACAGTTGGTCGGCGACTTTAAATCTCCAAACATAATCACGGTTGATGAAGCAAGGGAACAACTTGGTTACAAGCCCATGCCTGAAAATGAAAAGAATAAGCCGATAGTTTTTGGTGGTGGAGATGAGCCTGAGAAGCCAGTTGAATGAGCATGAAGTCTCGGATATTGGGGAAAAAAAGGTCAGATGCCCCAAGTGCGGGAAGTACATTAGATTGAGTCAGGCGCATACCGATTTCGTGCATAGGAACTGTTCAACCAAATGGAGAATATTCGGTGGGGACCGTCACGAAGTTTTCAAGCATGAACTGCTTAATGGCAAACTGCTTACCGGGATGCTGACAGAACCGCCGGACGTTCCGAGAAGGAAGAACAGGACGATTGATAAGAATGAAATCGGAGACTTCCATTTCGAAGTCTGACTACTTCAAGGAAGATGTCAGGCTGATGATGTTTGTTTTTATGGGGATAATCTGGACGTTGTACGACTTTGATGATGAGACCGGGGGCAAATCACAGCCGCTTGCTTTAATCACCGGAAACTCGTCAAATTCTTTGACATACCAGTTCGTCGTTAATTAACGATTTGATTTAAATAACCATCTTGGGCAAAGAGTAATTATGCCTTACGGTGGAACTACTCCTGCTGAAGACGCAAAGATAGAGAGATGCGTAGCAGATGTCATGCCAACTTTGACGCAGTATTCCGACCCGAAGGAGAAGAAATCACACGCAATAGCAATATGCAAGTCGAGAATTATGAAAAAAGATGGGTTTTGGTATAAGAGACCGATAATCTGCGAAGAGAAGGAGTTCGGCGGAGAGAAGAAGACTTACATAATCGGCAATGCGATAGAAGTCGGGATAAGCAGGAACAAGGTAAAATACACACCCGAAGAATTGGCTTCTGCCGCAAGGACGCTTATCGGCAAGCCGTTGTTACTTAACCACGGGGATAATGATGTAAGGAACATCGTGGGTAAGATAGTTGATGCGACTTTCGAGAACAACGGAGTGCCGTTCAGAGCCGAGATGGACCCGAATGAGCATACCATAATCAGCAAGGTTAAAGGTGGGTTCATAAACTCAGTATCAATCGGTGCTGATTATAAGGATATTTACGAAGACACGGATGGGATAAAACACCCGAAAGGACTTGAGTTCCTTGAACTGAGCCTCGTGCCGGTTCCGGGTATTCCCAATGCAACGATTTCACAAGTCATCGAAGAGAGATTCGAGCTTAAAAAGTTGGAGGAAGATAACATGGAAAAGGAAGCTTTGATGCAGGAAATAACCGACCTGAAAAAGAAATGTGAACAGCTTGCAACGGAAAAGGCAGAGGCTGTGAAGATTCAGGAGAAGACGGAAAAAGTCGTGGAAACCAAGATAGACAACAGCGCGATAGACGCTCTGAAAGAGGAAGTTGCGAAACTTCAGAAGCAGGTAGAGCAGAACAAAGGTATCACCGAGGATGCACCCAAAGAGAAGTCAAAATACAGGGTGATTGTCGAAGGTAAGGATACCAAAAGCGAAATTGCTCACGACTCACGAAATACGGTCTTCTGGGCGGTTGACGAAGATGGAAAATTACCATATTAAGTTTAAGATAGGAGGGTGGTAGAAATGGCACTATACATAGTAAATTCGTTAGACGGATACGGCGCATATTCAGCGACTATTAGCGAAGCTGGCGGAATAGACGCAGGGCAGTTCGTTAAATGCGTATCGAGTACAGAAGCAACAGCGACAAGTACAGTAGCTGACAAAATCCTCGTAAGCGCGGCGGATGCGGCGACGGATGAAGACCTCGTTTGCGGCGTTGCGCTTGAGGATGGAGATGACGGGGAGGTTATCTCAGTTGCCACCAGAGGAATATTCAGGTTCAAGACCGAACAGAACAACGGTGCGATAACCGCTGGAGCAGTCCTTCAAGAAGGCGACCAGAGTACTGATGGTCTCGAAGTTGAACTTTACGCACCTGCTGACGGAGCAAGACCAATCGGGCAGGCACTGACTACATCAAACGCAGATGACGAATACGTTGTTTGCAGGTTCGATTTAGGAAACGGTGCGGGAGCGTGTTAACATGGCTTTGTACATAGTGAATTCATCTGACGGATATGGGGCATATTCGGCTACAGTCAGTGAAACGAATGGGATAGATGCAGGTCAATTCGTGAAATGCGTCTCAAGCACGGAAGCTACGGCAACCAGCACGGTTGTGGACAAGATACTCGTGGCTCTTTGTGATGATGCAGCGGATGAGGACTTGGTTTGCGGAGTCGCTTTAGAAGATGCGAGTGATGGAGAAGTGATTGCGATTGCAACTCGCGGGATATTCCGCTTCCAGACGGAAGTGACAAACAACGGAGCGATAACTGCGGGATGCGTTCTCCAAGTCGGAGACCAAGCCGTTTCAGGCGCGGGAGCAGTAACAGACGGAATAGAAGTCGAGAAATATGACGCGGCTGACGGAGCAAGACCGATTGGACAGGCATTGACGACATCTGATACTGACAATGAATTCGTAGTCTGTAGATTCAATTTGGGAAACGGACATGGAGCAGTTTAGAATAAGTAAAAATAGGAGGAAAATATGAGTAAGCTAAAGGAACTTTTAACCAGAGATACCGAGAGTGAACTGATACCGTCAACAATCGCAAGCATCCTTTATCCTTCAGTGCAGGCAAACCTGATAATGACACAGTTGCTGGCACAGAGGTTAGGACCAGACAGCATACCGGGTTCATCAATAGACCTCGATTTGGACACACCGGACAGCATGATTGTTGAGCAGACGGGCGAGACAGCGGAATTCTCGAAGAGTCAGGCTGCGGCTGAGACATTCAACATGAAACCCGTGAAATACACGATAGACATACAGATTTCAAGGGAGATGATTGAGGACTCAAAGTTCGCGGTAATCGAGTGGAACATCGAAAGGGCCGGATACACAATGGCTAAGAAGATGGACCAGTTGCTATGCCAAGCGGTTTACACCGGAGCAGCGGCAAACACAACCAACCATTTAACAAGTGCCGGTTCAGCATTGACGATAGCCTACTTGACGGCAACAATGAAATTCCTCGAAGCGGACAACCATACTTGCACAGATATGATTGTTTCCGCCGGGATAGCGGAGGATTTGAGGAACATAGACTCTTTCGTGGAAGCTGACAAACTTGGCAGCAGGGAAACTTTCGAGAGGGGTCTGATTGGCAGGGTTTACGGGATGAACGTCTTTATGACGAATCAGGCAGTCGGAACACAGACGACATACGAGAGGGCACTGATAATCGACAGGAAATACGCACTCGTGCTTGCTGAAAAGAGACCAATAAGTATCGAAAAGTACAATCAGGTCAACAAGGATATCGTTGGCATTGCAGTCTCTGCAAGGTTCAAGGAAAGGTATTTCAGGAAGGAAGCCTGCGCGGTACTGTACACGACCTAAATTGACTCCCCTTAACTTGCATTTTTAGGGAGTCGGGTACAGTCAGGAGAAAGAGTATGAAAAAAGAAATGATATTACTTACCGCCTTTGCGATAGCGTTAGCATCGCTTTTCGGCGGAGTAACGGCAGCACAGTACACAGTTTCATCGATAGAATATCCAGCTGGGGGAAATGGAACTTATCTTAATTATACATATATGAATCTTAGTGTGACTTTGAACCAATCGGCTACCAACTGCACTTTCATAGTTAACCAGACTTATTATCTGGCTGCAACTAACGCATCTGCTTCGGCTGGTGATAAATGGACGTTAAACATAACGAACCAGAAAGAATCTTATTCTGATAAGTCATCGGGTATGAATGTCACTGTAGCTGTAGACCGGGGAGGAGCAAATGCAACCAATATAACCGGCTATCAGTGGTGGGTTGACACGATTACTCCAGTTGTCGCAAACTATACTACCAAACCTTATACATTCAACAGCACTGGCGGAGATAATGTTGTCGTTTCATCGGCGGTGACTGACAACAACACAGTTAGTTGCGGTTATGTATTATACCACAGGACGCTACAGGCAGATACCGTAACGTATGTTGATACTTACAGCGGCGCAGTAAACCAGACGACAGCCGTAAGGACGACAACCTGCAATGCGACATTTAGTTATGTCAACCTTACGAAGAATGGTTTCTATACCGTACAGGGTTTTGCCGTTGACCAGACTGGAAAGAAAGGCGTATCAACGCAGAACGAGACTGTGATAGTGAATATACTCAAAGCAAACAAATGGAACGCCATAGCCGCACTTTATTCTGATGCTAACGAAACGATGTCGTGGGGAGACGAACCGAGAGGCGGAACGATGATGTCATGGACTCTGAACCACACAAGCATATCTTACATATCAACTTGGAACGAGTCATCCGGAGAATATCTCACACATCAGATAAACACGGGTACAAATAACCTTACCCAGATAAGTGTTGGATTCCCGCTTTATGTATATCCGAACGCAGACTCTCTGCTGATAAGGAGGAACGTGACGATTGCGGTTGCATATGAGAATGTATCATTCCACAACAGGTCACTTCGCGGTGGTGCGTGGACACTCGCAGGAAATGTATATGCTGATTATACAACGCTGGCAATATCAACTGGAACACTTTATACCTCTTGGGTCAGTTACCTTAATATAAGTAATGGATACTATTACACATACATGAGGGGATTCGGTCCGGCTGTCAACAACGTGACGATACCAATCGGTCAGTGCATTTGGATGGATGGAAACAATACCAGTGACTTTATATGGAACAGGAGGACAAACGCATGAGACTGATATTCGAGATTGGAATACCAATAATGGTGGCTTTACTGCTTGTTACTTTATTGGTGACGGGAATTGTTTCAGCACCATTCTCACCGATGCCGGTTAGCATGAAGGTCATTAATGTCGGTTCACTCGCTGGATACCAAATCCAGCAGACGAATCTGAGAACAAGCGAGACA